TGGTCTTTGGGATAACATTCGTGCAGCTGCTGGTTCAGGTAAAAAGCCTACAGCTGAAATGTTAAAACAAGAGAAAAAAATTAAAGCACAAGAAAAAAAGTAATTTATGTCTGGAGCATGGCAACGCAAAGAAGGTAAAAATCCTGAAGGTGGATTAAACGCAAAAGGTAGAGCATCTTACAATGCTGAAACAGGTGGTAATTTGAAAGCTCCTGTTAAGTCTGGAGTTAATCCTCGTAGAGTTTCATTTGCAGCAAGATTTGCTGGTATGATGGGGGCTATGAAAAAACCTAATGGAGAACCAACAAGAAAAGCATTAGCATTGAAGGCTTGGGGCTTTGGAAGTGTTGAAGCTGCAAGGAAGTTTGCCAATGCACATAAAAAATCGTAATTTAGCTTAAATTTAATGTATGGCACTTTCATCAATGTCAAAAGATCCTAGAATAGGATCATTCCCAGTAAAATCTTTTAAACCAGAATCACATGGTTTATTAAGTTTAAATAGTTTAATTGGGCCACAAGATACAACAAGTCCTCCATTTGCATATCCTTCACTTATTCAAAAAATTCTTCCTGATTATAGCAAACTTTCTCCTGAACAAGAAAAAGTGGCTAATGCTGTTGCTTGGGGAATACGAAACACTGTTGCGCAAAATGCTCCATATAAACTATCTAAAGTTGCACAAGAGCAGGGCAATGCACCAAATTTAACATGCATAGGTGGTGCTTGTAATTTATATAAAAATTTAGGTCTTGATTTTTCTGCAGTTGGTAATGAGGCATCTGGGGTAAGAGAAACAGAAGAAGGTGGTAAAGTTGTTGAATACAATCCTACCTTTGCAAAAAATTATGCTAAAGCAGGTTTTATTAAACTTCAAGATAAAGATATTAGCAATGATGAACTTACTGATATGATTGCATCTGGTTTAATTAAAAAAGGAGATATTGTTCAATATATAAATGAAAAAACTGGAATACCAGAACATTCAAATGTTGTTTATGATGTAAGAGCTTCAAAAGAAAATCCTGGTTATACTGTTTATAATGCCAATAAACACAGCAACGCAGTATTGTCTGGCGATGGTAACCCTTATATATATGGATTAAACCCTAAAGCTAAAGATTATCAAAATAAAAGATATAATGTTTTTAGATTATCAGATGAAAAAGCAAAAGAATTAGTTAAAGCTGATTCTGGAGGCAAATTATCAAAATCAGCAATTGAAATTTCTATAGATAATGAAGTTGGAGATATTGTAAAAGAAATAACTAATCTTAAAGATAAGGGAATGTCAAAAAGTTATATGCTTGATACTTATGGAACCACAGATTTAAGCAGAGAAAATATAGAAAAAATTGCAAATAAAAAATATAGGCAAAAATTAGAATTTCAAACAGATCCAGCAGTTTGGCTTAGATTTAATAGGAATAATCCTAAATTTGATGCTAAATGGGCTAAAGAAATGGCAGATGAAGCAAAAAGAAAATTAGAACTTTATCTTCAAGATCAGGGATATGGGGTATCACCTTTTACTTTTCAACAAACAAATAGAATGAAAGCCGCTTTGAGTAAATAATTTGTTACTGGTTTAGGACTCGAACCTAAAATGACAGAATCAAAATCTGTAGTTTTACCAATTACACCAACCAGCACTTTATTAAAATAAATCAGGTTCTTCTTGATAATTTAATAACAAATTAGCATTATTCTCATATACTATTTTTATTTTACTATATCTTGATATTCCAATATAATAATTTGCGCCTTTTACAGATGCCCAGTAAGACCAATATTTACAATTTTCATTTTTAATGGCATTTATTTCATCGCCACTACCATCATAATAAGGAGATTTAAAATATTCAGACTCTTGTGTTTTCCCCCCATATTTATTATTAAATAAAGTGGTATATTCAATAAATTCTGATTTTAAATCAGCCCAATTATTTTTTTCTGACAAATAAACAACAGCCTTATATACTTTATTTGTTTTAGGTGTTTTAAATAAGTACACCTCCATATTTTTAAAATTTAAAATAGCACCATACACTGATGTATCTTCTGCGATATATCCTTTTGATTTGAATTTTTCTAAAGTTGAATTGAAATCACCTGATATTTGAATACCATCAAATATTTGTGAAAATGAGGTATTTATTAAAAAAATAGTAATTAATATGGTTGTGATTAGTTTTTTCATGTTTTGTTTAATTGTCTGTTCTTGTACTTGTATTTGTTTTTGTTACATTATGATATTTGTACGGAGTGTTCATTATGTATCTATTTTTATTTACAATAGTAATGTTTGGGTATCTTGTTTTTTTAACTTCTTTATATGAGAAACAGCTACTAAATAATAATAATATAATTAATTTTTTCATGATTTATTTTTTTAGATTAAAAAGATACCATTTTTTAAAGGACACCATCGGCTATGCACAACCTAAATGGCTTTAAATGGTCAAACCTTTTTTTATCTTTCTCTCTGTTTATTTCAGATAAGAATGATGGTTTGTAATGGCCCGATTTTTTAATCGTAGCTTTTTGGTTGATCTTCTAATATTTTTTTACCTGCATCTGATAATGGTCTTGAAAACAATCGAAGCTTCTTACCTGTAGTGGGGCATATAAATGTAATTCCTGCATCTTGGTATGCTTTTAAGACTATTTCTAATCCACCTTCTCCATCTGGGCTTGCGCCTATTACATGTGGTTCATCATAATCAAATTGCATACAGAAATCGCATCCTTCTGTATAAACTTGTATTTCCTTTGGTATTTCTGTTTTTTTCTTTGCCATGTTTTTATTTTATTTCGTTAATGTCAACTATTTTTACTTCTTCGCCATTTATCATTGCATCTAATGTTGCTTCAATAATTTCTCTTTGATCTGGAGTTAATAATGCTACCTTTTCAAGTATTGCAGGAACAGCAAACACATCGCTTTCTATTTCTTTTCTAATTCCTGCTCTTACTTCTTCGGTTAAAAATGGGTGCGTTACAATATCCTTAAACATCCAGCTAATTTTACCAACATAAACTTTAAATAATTTTTCACCTTTTGTTTCAGGATATTGTCTGCAAAAATCTTCTAATTGCTCTTGAGCCATTTTTAGATTTTGTATAGCACTTATTATGTTAGCACTCATTTATTGAAGTTTGTATGTAGATCTTCTATTGTTTGTAAATATTCTCTTGCTTTTTCTACTTTTGTTTGGATGCGCAAAATATCATCTTCATTTCTTTCAATTGGGAATATTAATATTCTTTCGCTAGTAGGAATATCACTAAATGTCATATTATATTCAAGCTTTAATGCTTCTTTTACATATTCAGGGCTTTCTTCTGAAATTACATTCATTTTATAAAGCAATGATTTCTTCTCTTGCTCAACAATATTAAATGGAGTGTCTATCAAACAAAAAGAAACGTATGCTTTTTTAGCACCAACAAGCCACATATAAGATTGCATTTGCCAGTAGTATAAACTATCAATTTTATCAATTATATTACCTGTAAATGTCCATAAATCATAGCTTGATTTAACATCGTAAATATAACTTCCATCACTATCTATTGCAATAACATCTGGTGTTCCAGCAATAAAATCATTGTGATACTTTTGTTCATTTTTTACATATTTATCCTTATCACCCCAGACATAATCACATAAAAAACTAATTGCCTCATCTTCTACTTCATTACCCTTGCGCATTTGCTTTGTTTGTATGTCTTTTTTACGACCATATTTTTGGTCAACATACACATCAAGTAAATGTCTTTGTGCTGTTTTAGAAAGCAATCCAGCTTCCTTATCAGCTTTAGTAACAGGTTCAGTCATTAAATACCCTACAGAGCTTGCTCTGATTTTTGTTTCATTCCATTTCATAGTTTACAGTGTTTTAAGTTTATTGTTATAATGTTGTAATAATTCAGGATTGTTTTTGCTCATTAACTCCCAGGCTTTTAATTCTTCCTTTGTTTTACAAGAATCAATAAAGTCTTTGGTTTTTTCAGCTATTGTTTTTTTGGATTGAGTAGGAATTATTTCTTCAGCAAGTACCTCATCAAGGCCTAAAAATTCATGATTTTTCTTTAATCTTTTCAAATTTTCAACATGGTATTCTTCAACTAATTCTCTTGCATGGTCAAGAGCCTTATTAGCAGATTCGCCTTCATTAAGAGAAAACTCAACACCAATTTTTTCAGAAGAATAGTTGCCTAAATTAAAAGTTCTGGTATAACTAACGGTTTGTATATGCATAATACTTATTTATTTAATTCTTGTTACAATAGATTTTTCATCAATAAATTTCACTTTAAACATTTTACTTTCATGTTCTTTTTTCTTTTTAAGATTTGAAACCATAACCATAACTGATGTGTATGGGTTATCTAACGTAATACTTTCTGATAATGCTAATTCAGAAACCTTACTTGAAACTGAATCTGGACTGATATTTCTTGCCATTTTATATATTTTTTGTAAAATTAATTTAATTAATTTAATTAAAAAAATAAATTTAATTAAATTTTGTATATTTGTACCGTTTCATAGATGACAACGGTTTTTTCCCCTTTCGTTTCTACGATGAGGGGCTTTTTTTAATAAAACCCCCACATAGAAATGCAGGGGCATATTTACTAAAAACCACCAAAACCAATGATTACTTCTGTAAAATGAATTTCTTTTTTACTAAGTTAAGCTTTGCTCTATATTCCAGAATCAAAGATTTAAGCTCATCTCTTGTTGGTCGAACTGTTTGCCTAGCTGTTTCTCTAAGGTATTCAACTAATGCTCCATTTTCTTCGTGTAATTTATTTTCAAACTCTTCTATATTACCAGTCTTAAAGTAAT